GCACCACCGGCCAGAGCCATGGTGGTTGTCACTGCGGTTGCATCTGGGCGCACAAGCGCGATGTCGCGCTGACCGTCGTTGAGGTAGCGCACAAGTTCGGCTGTTGGCCAACGCACGGCGTTGGCGTCTTGGAGCGTGATCACCACGCGTTTTAGGACGTTTTGGGCTGAGAATGCCATGGTCTACCTCAAGCGAATGGGCGTGCACGCACACGCATGGAGCCGCGCACGAATCCGTAGTTACCCTCGGTACGCGCCTTGATTGTCTTTTGCGCCGAGGCTTCCATCAACTGTTGAGCGCGGGCGAAATTCGTGAACGGCTGATCAGGGACCATCATGGCACGCGACAAGGCACCGTTGACGATCGGCTCGATCCATGTGTTGTACAGGTCGTCGTCGAGCTGCGTAGCAGTGATTGCAGGGGCTAACACCACACCAACAATCACTGGGTATTTCTTGTCTGGGGGAGGTGACAAACGCAGTGTGAATGTGTTGTCGGTGCGGTCTGTGTAGAAGCCGCGAGGGATAGAGTTTGCCGTGGGCAAATCGTTGCGGATGGCTTCAGCCAACCCGCCGCTTAAATCGGTGCCGTTGACAGCAACACTCACCACGCGGGAGATATTGTGCTGTGATGTCGGCGCGTCAAGGTCATACTCGGTACGACCGATGACTGTGTAGAAGGTGTCGAGGTTTTGGCGCAACACAAGCGAGTTCTCACAGAACTCGATGGCTGAGTCAATGAGCACCTGATCCACCATGGGCTCTGAGCAGCCGGGTAAAAACGGCAGAATTCGTGAGTAGAACGCGCTCAGAGCTTTCATGGTCGTACCTTATTCGGCGGCAGGTTGTTCAGTTTCTGCTGGTGCAACTTCAGCAGTTTCGACGGTCTCAGCCTGCTGTTCCTGCTCTGGCTGTGGTTCCACAGATTCTACCTGAGCAGATTTAGATTTGCGAGTTTTTGTTGGCTTTGCTTCTTCAGCAGCCAAGTTCGAATGCAAATTCATCAGGGCTGTGCCTTCTTCGGTGGGCTCCCACTCGGTGCCATTCAATACAGCAGCGACAACAGTTTTGCCGTCCACTACCACGCGAACGCGGTTCATCACGATTTCACCGCCGAGGCGCTCCATCAATTCAAGTGCAGTCATTAAGTTCTCCAGAAGTTAAAAAGGGCCCCGAAGGGCCCTTTTATTGTGCCATCAATTAGGCGGGAGTGGCTACGCCACCGAGGATCGCCAACCAGCTCAAGCCGTCAGTGCCGATTTGCACGAACTGAACAACTTGTTGCTGACCAACCACCAAGGGGGTGTTGGCTGAACCGCTGTTGATGACGCCACCGGTGTTGGGATACACCTTGATGTCTTGAGCTGCGTCGAGGTTAGCAACGATGACCACGTCGCCTTGGCCACGGCCAGCAGGCAAGATCACGCCATCATTGTCAGCTGCAACAGCAGTAACAGTGTTCAGAGCGCCGGTCAGCGCGGTAGCGCCAGCAGCAGTTTGAGTTGTACCAGCTGTCAAACCAGTGGTAACACCGCCGACTAAGCGGCCAAAAGAAGTAACGTTAGGCATTTGAAAATCTCCAGAAAATTGAGTTCAAAAAGAGGGGCCGAAGCCCCTCAGTTTTTAGCTGGCAGAGCCAACTTGTGCGACCACCAAAGCTTGTGGCTTCACCACTTTGCGACCGTACACAGCCAAACCGCGAACGATGTCGCCGAAGTCTGTTTGGTTACGCAATGGCTCAGTCTTGTTCACGGTCATCGCGAACGACACAGCAGCCTTAGTACCAGCGATCATGGTACGACGAGCTTTAGCTTGGCTCACAGAACCACCGGTGGAAGTGTCGGTCAAGCCAGACACCAATGCCTTACCAGCAGCGCCGCGTGGCAACAAGTTAGACACATACACGCTGAAGCGGTCCAACATGCCGATCTTGCCAGTACGGATGGTGCTGGATTGGTCGCCAGTGAAGTAGGCTTGAGCGATGCTAGATTGCATCAACAGGTGACGGTCGTAGGGAGACAAGATCAACCAACGGCCATCTTCAGGCACGTTCTGCTCGTCCAACACGGTAGACATGCGCAAGATCGCCTTCAACACGTTTTCAGGTGTTGCTTGGTCGATAGGAGCAGTGTCTGTACCCAAGTTGTAGGCAGCAGAGATAGCACCAGCAGTACCGCCGTAGTTGGCAGCGTCAGCACCTTCGGTCACGAAGCTGTTGAAGAACACTTCGTTTTCGATTTGGATTTTCAACTGCTTGGCAGCGTCTTCGGTGAACATGTTCATCAAGTTCATGTCTGACTGATAGGCCAACACGTCGTTCACTTGAACGCCGAAGTATTTGCCCTTGTTCACTTGCATATCTTGGTAGATAGGAGTGGGGACTTCGTAGTTCAGGTTTTGACCTGCGGTGTAGTCAGAGATGGTGATGGTGGGAGCCAAACGGATACGGATGGTATCGCCTTGGTTCTTCAACTCGCCTTCGTAGTCGGTGTTAGCGACTTCAGACAACATGGTGTTTTGGTAGAACTTGGCCAACAGTTTGCCAGACCACAAGGTCGGGATAAACGCGCCAGAGTAAGAGGTGCTCGTATTGAACGGAGCTTGAACGGGATAAACAGCAGGCATTTTAATTTCCTTTGGTTAAAACAGGTTGGTTCGACCTACGCTGCTACACGGTTCTCCATGTACGCGAGGTCAATTTCAGCTTCAAGTTTGCGTGCCTCTTCCAACTTGCCCTGTGCACCCAACAATGCGGCCTTTTGGAACATCTTTTCGACGTCCTTAACAGACAACATCTTGCCTGTCGGCGCTGGGGTAGCAGCGGGGGTTGTTCGATTCGGCTGAATTTGACGTTCGATCTCTTCGGTTTTGCTTGGTGTTGGCTCTACGGGTGCCAATGTTTGCTTAAACATTGCAACGTAGTGTGCTACACCTGCGGCGTCGCCTTTGTTGAACGCTTCTTGTGCAACAGTCATTCGTGGACCGCGCAACAGTGGGTCAACTTCTTGCAACCACGCAATCCACTTGGGATCAGCGTTTACTGCTTCGAAGTCGGGCACCAAACGGTGCAACCGCTGCTCGAATGTAGCTTCAGACACTTGAGAGCCTGTGGCGCTAAGCTGCTCGCGCAACTTCTCGTTTTCGGCTTTCATGGCGTCTAACTCACCACGAAACTCTGCTGCAACTTCGCGTGCAACCTTGCGTTGGACTTCGATCAAGTCCTTACCGAATGCTTCTTCGTCAGCTTCCGTTACCAGTTTCTCTGGTGTTGCTGGTTTAGCGGGCTCCGCTGGCTTGGCTTCAGCAGCTTTGCGGAGGGACTCCACTTGGCTTTTGAGGTCACGCAAGTCTGCGTGCAAGCGAGGGACTTCGGCGTCATACATACCCTTGAGGGTTTTGTACTTCTGCTCCCATTTCTCTTCAGAAACAACAGGTTCAGCTGGCTGAGGCGTTGGGTCAACAGGCGTTGGCTCGGCTGGGGCGGGTGCTGGGTCAGGTGTGGGCTCTGCGGGTGCTGGGTCGGCAGGAGGCGCAGGGTCTGCGGGCTTCTGGCTATCAGCAATCTGCTGCTCAATCATTTCCAGTTCCTTCAACTGGGCTTCAACTTGTTTTGGCAATGCCATCAAAATCTCCTAAAAGCTCCAACTCCGTTTCGGCTCCTACTGCGGTCTGCCTACGCGTAATGGTTTGCTCGGACTAAAAACCGGTCAGTTACCCAACCGGGCGAGAATCTCGGGCGATTTTTCAACCGCTTCGAGAAAATCTGATAAGACTTCTGCTCGACCCTGAAGGCGATAGATTCGTGCTGGCTCTTCTGCGGACATCAACGAGACCTTGGTCTCCTCGAGTTTCGTCTTAAAGAGGGCTAGCAGTGCTTCGCTTTCTGGAAGCTTGCAGCGAGTGAGTGCTTGCATCTGCTTCCGGTCAGGCTTTGTGCCTACAAAAATCTTCATGTTCAAATTCTATATCAACTTACCCGACAGGTGTCAAGAAAATTTCTTTAAACACCGTTGGGGCGTGGCGACATCATGTTGCCTTCACGACCGCCCACTTGTGAGCCATCGGGAAGAATGTTTTTAGGTGCGGGGCCCTGCGTCATACCGGGCGCTGCGGGCGCTTGTAGCGAGCCCATGATGCCTTGCAGTTGTCCCTGCAACTCAGAGATCATGTTCTGCTGTTGTTGAATGGTGCTGATCTGCTGGCGGTCAGGCACGATGCGATCGACGTTGCCGCTCAAGTGTTTGGCTTGATCACGCAACAACTCTGCTGCGCCATCCATGCCAACAATCTGTTGAGCCACGGGGCTATTAAGCACCACTTGCAAGAACTCATTGCGGCGGATGGCCTCGGCTTCTTTGATCACCAAGCTGTTGGCACCCTTGGCCACGATGTTCACATCACCGACCAAATCTGGGTCGTCGCTGTAGCGCAAGTTGTCTTGGTACAGACGCTCGATCGCAGGCATGATCACGTTGTGGTCGATGTTGCTGATCACCTGCTTGATGCCCTTGCCAGCGTTGCTGATGAGCATGGACAAGCCAGACGATGTGCGGCCCGCGCCGGGGGTGTTCTCACCAGTCATGTAGCGAGGGATCATGGTGTCTTCATCAGCACGTGCGCTGAATTTCTCGAACACACCCATCAACTCTTGCGCGTTGCTTTGTGGCTGGAAGAA